CGGTGACTCATGCTATCGAAAGAAAGAGAGCAGTGCTACTGTCACCGACAGGATCTGGAAAGTCATTCATCATCTACAATCTACTGCGATGGTATCTCGATCAGGACAACGCAAAGAAGGTGTTGGTGGTTGTGCCCACTACATCACTGGTCGAACAGATGTATTCTGATTTTGAGTCATATGGATACGACTCCGAGGGTGAGATCCACAGGATCTATTCAGGTAAGGATAAGATCACCAATAAGAAAGTAATCATCACCACTTGGCAGTCTGTCTACAAACTCGGGAAGGAATGGTTCGGTCAGTTCGGTTGTGTCTTCGGTGACGAGTGTCATCTGTTTAAGGCAAAGTCACTGTCCACACTCATGAACAAATGTGAGGAAGCAGACTACCGATTCGGAACCACAGGCACACTGGACGGGACGACAGTCCATCGTCTGGTACTGGAGGGATTGTTCGGTCCTGTCAAGAGAGTCACATTCACCCGTGACCTACAGGAGCAGGGAACACTCTCCAAACTCAGTATTGATGTGCTGTTGTTACAGTACACCGATGCAGAGAAGAGGAAGGTCGCAGACATGACCTACCAAGAGGAGTTGGATTACATAGTTCGACACGAGTCGAGGAACAAACTGATACGCAACCTCGCACTCACACAAAAAGGAAACACACTGGTTCTCTTTCAGTTCGTAGAGAAACACGGAGAACCACTTCATAAATTAATCAAAGAAAAGAGAGACAATACCTTCTATGTTCATGGTGCTACTCAAGTAGAGGACCGTGAGGCAATCCGAGGTATTGTAGAGGGGTCAGAAAATGCTATCATCGTGGCAAGTCTCGGGACTTTTAGCACTGGGATTAACATTCGTAATCTCCACAACATTATTTTTGCTAGCCCTTCTAAGTCACAGATCCGAGTCCTACAGTCGATTGGACGAGGACTCAGAAAGGCAGACAACCAACAGGACACTCACCTGATTGATCTAGCAGATAATCTACAGGTGGGATCAAAGGGTAACTTCACACTCAAACACTCTGCTGCTCGAATGAAGATCTACGAGAAAGAGAAGTTTGACTTCACAGTTCACGAGGTGACACTATGGCAGGAAGAAACAGAAGTATTCAACAAATTAGATTCTTAGACGGTACTGAAGTCCTCGCAAACATCCTTTACTGGGAAGAGGACACAATGATCGAGGCAAACAACATCCTTCAGATGATACCGATGGATGATATGGAACACCCCGATGAGAACCGAGCATACTACATTCTCAAACCACTTGTGCTGTACACTGATGATCTTGCTAAGAAAACAATCATCAATCCTGGTTCAATCATGACAGTCACTGAACCATCCGACACAATGATCAGTCAGTATGGGTCTTCACTCGCAGAGATCACTAATGCTATGGGTGATGGTGATGACTCAGGTCCGACTAATGTGGTGTCATTTGATAGTAAGAAGAGACTACTCACAGAAGATTGACTTGTCATTTGATTCTGTCTGAGTATAATAATATGTTCAGTCGTAGAGGTATATTATGAAACCAAAAGAAAAACCACATTATGTCAACAACGCAGACTTCAGTGCTGCGGTGGTTGAGTATGTCAAGGAAGTGAATGCAGCAGAGAAGAAGGGCAAGGAACGACCAATCGTCCCGAACTATGTTGCCGAATGTTTGTTGAAGATTGCAGAACGACTGTCTCACAAATCCAACTTCGTGCGGTACACTTACCGTGAGGAGATGGTCATGGACGCAGTCGAGAATTGTCTCAAGGCACTAGGAAACTATGATGTAGAGGCAGCAACTCGTGGGGGCAAACCCAATGCTTTCGGATACTTCACACAGATCTCATGGTATGCCTTCCTTCGTCGTATCCAAAAAGAGAAGAAGCAACAGGATCTGAAACTACGATTCATTGCTGAGTCTGGTCTCGATGAGTTCATGGTTGACCCCGATGAGGATCCAGAGGTTGCTAAGGTCGTACAGAATTTTGTAGAAGGTTTGCGTCGTCGTATCGATGATGTCAAAGAGAAGGACGAGAAGTTTGCGACTTACAAGAAGAAAACTATCAGTAATCGTCGAAAGAGTACGGACTCTGACCTCACCGAAATGTTTGAAGATGACGAGTAAACCTGAGAAGTTTTTAAAACGAAACACCCCTCCAAAATCTCCGAACCATTTTTTGACCTAAAAAAGTCGCATGGCACAAACACCCGAACAACGTCGAGCATACATGATTGAGTACTATGCTAAGAATCGTGAGAAGATACGATCCTATCAGAATGAGTACTACAAAAAGAATCGACACAAGTCATACGAAAAAGCACTGATCAAGAAATACGGTATCACCCTCGACGATTACAATATGATGTATGAGTCTCAGGGTGGTGTCTGTAAGATCTGTGAACAGAAATGTGATCACCCTCAACGAAACGATATCGACACCCTCTGTGTCGATCATTGCCATGAGACAGGCAAGGTAAGAGGATTACTCTGTAACAAGTGCAACTCATTGTTGGGTTGGGCAAGAGACAACATAGAAACACTAGCAAAGGCAATAGACTACCTGAATGAAACTAGCACTTCTAAATGACACCCATTGCGGGATCCGTAATTCTTCTGATATCTTTATCAAGTATCAGGAGAGGTTCTATAATGAGGTTTTCTTCCCCTATCTCCTAGAGCACGATATTAAGAATATCGTCCACCTTGGGGATTACTTCGAGCACCGCAGGTTCGTGAATTTCAAGGCATTGCATTCGAATCGTAAAACATATCTCGATAAACTGAGAGAATATGGCATTACGATGGACATTATATGCGGTAACCATGATACCTATTACAAAAATACTAACGAGTTGAATTCCCTCAAGGAACTGCTCGGTCACTACATGAACGAAGTGACGATCCATATGGACCCGACCACTCTGGACTTCGACGGTTTGAAATTCGGTATGGTTCCCTGGATATGTCAAGAAAACGAACAACAGATCTACGACTATCTCAGGAACTGTAAGGCAGACGTCATCGGTGGTCACTTTGAACTTATCGGTTTCGATATGCTGAGGGGTATCCCTTGTACTGACGGTATGAAGACTGACCTGCTTAGGAGGTTTGAGGTAGTCCTGTCGGGACACTATCACTGTAAGTCACACCAAGACAACATTCATTATCTTGGTAGTCAGATGGAGTTCTTCTGGAACGACGCTCACGACGACAAGTTCTTTCATGTGTTCGACACCGACACTCGTGTACTGACACCAGTCAAGAACCCTATCACATTATTTGAGAGAATTTATTATGACGACGAAAAGCACGACTATAACGAGGTCGATCTGGAACACCTTGACGAGAAATTCGTTAAAGTTGTTGTTCAAAATAAATCTGACCCATTTAGTTTTGATCGTTTCCTTGATCGTATTCAGCAGCGCAGTATCTACGATCTGAAGATTCAAGAAGACTTCTCCGAGTTCATTGGTTCCAATGTACAGGACTCAGGACTCGAAGTGGAAGAGACTCACGAACTGTTGAAGTCGTATGTCGACAATGTAGAGACGGTTCTGGACAAAGAGAGATTGAAGAAGGAATTAGTAGACCTCATGCTCGAGGCAGAGGCCATTGAAATCGCATGATTAAATTCACATCTGTATCCTACCAGAACTTCCTGAGTGCTGGTGACAAACCTACAGTCATTGATCTTGACAAACATAAGCACACTCTGATCGTAGGTCAGAATGGTGCTGGTAAGTCTACCCTACTGGATGCGATCTCATTCGCACTGTTCGGTAAGGCACATAGGAATATCAACAAACCACAACTGGTCAACAGTGTCAATGGCAAGAAGTGTGTCGTTGAGGTTGAGTTCATTGTAGGAAATCAAAAGTATCGAGTGCTGCGAGGTATCAAACCCAACAAGTTTGAGATCTGGGCAGGTGATACTCTCTTGAATCAAAACTCGCATAGCAAAGAGTATCAGAAGATCCTCGAACAGAACATCCTGAAGTTGACACACAAAACATTCCATCAGGTTGTCGTCCTCGGTTCTTCATCCTTCACACCATTCATGCAACTGGGAGCATGGCAGAGAAGAGAGGTCATCGAGGACCTCTTGGATATCAATGTGTTCTCAAAGATGAACCTGCTGTTGAAAGAAAAGAATGCTGTGCTGAAAGAGAAGATCAATCACATCGGACACAACATTGAGATCAACGAGACAAAGCAGGAGTCACAGAAGAAGTACATCCGTGATGTTGCTAAACTTAATGCCGACAGTCAGAAGCAGTTTGAAGGTCAGATAGAAAAGAAGAAAGAGGAAATCAAAGAACTGCAGAGTGAGAACAGAAACCTGAGTGTCGAGCACGATAAAATTGTTGAGGGTCTAGCAGATTCCATGAGAGATGCTCGTAATCTGGTCTATGACCTGAAGGCACAGGAAGCAGAGGTCAAGACTCATATCACCAATCTAGTGAAGGAAAGCAAATTTTATGAAACCAACTCGAACTGTCCGACGTGTGAGCAGGACATCGACGAAGAACTCAAGCAACGCAAACTCGATGAGGCAAAGGTCAAGGCGGGAGAGTTACAATCAAATCTCT